GGCGAAATCGGCTGTGTACGCATCCCAGGACTTCCTGGTATCTCATATCCGGCATACCGCCAGCGAGAGGCTGGGCGGTTCTCTAGCGCCGCGAGAGGCGGCCAGGAGGTAGGCAATGCCCGCGCAGAAGAAGGACCCGAGCGTTCGCGCCCGTCGCAACAAGGCCGCGACCGCTGCCACGTTGACTGCGAGCGTCCCCGAGGGTGACCGTCCCGAGCTGCCCGCCGGCCGTGAATGGCACCCGCTGACGCTCGACTGGTGGAACGACCTGTGGGCCTCACCGATGGCTGGCGAGTACCACGGCTCTGACCGGCACGCGCTGTTCATCCTCGCCGCGCTGGTCGATGCGTTCTGGACCGAGCCGTCCCAGGCACTCGCTGCTGAGATCCGCCTGCAGCGGCAGGCGTTCGGACTCACCCCCTACGACCGCCGCCGTCTGGAGTGGACGATCGAGTCCGTGGATGAGGCGCAGGACCGCGGCCGTCAGCGCCGCGCCCGTCAGCAGTCGGCTCCGGTCGGCAGCAAGGACGACCCGCGCAACGTGCTCCGCGCCGTGTAGCCCGTGTCCGTCCTGATCGTCCCGGCTCTCGACAAGGAGCCGTGGCCGACTCTTGGCCCCCAGATCGCCGACCTGATCGAGGAGTGCGCGATCTTCGGCCCCGGCTCACTCAAGGGGCAGCCGGCGAAGTTGGATGCCGAGAAGCGCGCGGCTCTTTACCGGCTGTACGAGGTGTATCCGCAGGGCCACCGGCTCGCCGGTCGTCGCCGTTACAAGCGCGGCGGCATCTCGTGGCGGAAGGGCCTCGCCAAGACCGAGTTCGGCGCGTGGATCACGTTCGCCGAGCTTCACCCTGACGGCCCGGTCCGCTGCGACGGATTCGACGCAGCTGGCAACCCGGTCGGGCGTCCGGTGGTCGACCCGTATATCCCGATGCTGGCGGTCACGGCCGAGCAGGTCGAGGAGTTGGCCTACGGCGCCCTGTACGTCATGGTCACCGAAGGCCCCGACGCGGACCTGTTCGACGCCACGAACGAGCGCATCATCCGCCTGTCGCCGACCGGTCGCGCGGACGGCAAGGCGGTCCCGCTGTCCAACTCCCCCGGCTCTCGCGATGGTGCGCGCACCACGTTCCAGTTCTTCGACGAGCCGCACCGCCTGATCCTGCCGCGTCAGATCGACGCGCACGAGACGATGGTGGCGAACCTCGAGAAGCGCGTCCTCGAGGACCCGTGGGGGCTGTACGTCGGCACCGCGGGCGAGATCGGCCAGAACTCGATTGCTGAGGGTCTCCACGAGGAAGCGCAGGCGATCGAGAAGGGCGACATCGCTGACCCGCAGCTCTTCTACTTCCACCGCGAGGCGTCTCCCGGCTACGACCTGAGTTCGCTAGATGAGCGCGTCGCGGCGGTTACTGAGGCAACTGGCCCGGTCGGCGAGTACGGCCCCGGACAGTTCGAGTCGATCGCGCGCCAGTGGGAGCGGCCGAAGGCAGACCGGGCCTACCTCGAGCGCGTGTGGCTGAACCGCTGGGTCAAGTCGGCGCGTCAGGCGTTCGACCCGAAGCGCTGGGACGCGCTGGGCACAGCGCCGCCGATCGAGCCGGGCTCGTTCGTCACCTGGGGGTTCGACGGCGCGAGGTACCGGGACGCAACGGCGTTCGTTCTCACGGACATCTCGACCGGCCGACAGATGCCGTGGGCGATCTGGGAGCGACCGCTCGATGCGGACTCCTGGGAAGTGCCCGAGCAGGCGGTCATCGACGCGCTGGACCAGATCCACGCGACGATGAAGGTCTGGCGCGGCTACTACGACCCGTTCCACTGGTCGGAGCCAATGAAGGCAGCAGCGGGGCGCTACGGAGACGACAAGGTTGTCGAGTGGCGCACGAACCGGACGCAGGCGATGGCGTGGACGATTCGCAGGTTCGTCGAGGCGCAGGCGTCGGGCGCGGTGACGTGGACCAAGGCCCACCCCCTCGGCGGGCAGTTCGCCGACCACATGGCCGCCGCCGGCCGCGAGGACGTGAACGTCTGGGACGACGAGGGCCAGCGCCTCTTCATCCTAAACAAGATCCACCCGGACCGGAAGTTTGACGCCGCGATGGCAGCCACCCTCTCCTGGGAGGCCCGGCTCGACGCGCTCAAGGCCGGCGCCCGGCCCGAAGACGACTACGCAGCCGTGAGCTACTGACGAAGGAGGCCCGATGGCTGACCCCGGGACTCCGGATTGGTGGCTGGACCGCCTGTACAAGCGGCTCCGCGACCGCGTGCCCCAGGTTCGCGCGTGGAACGACTGGTACACGGGCGCTCACCCGGTGCCGCAGGGCTACGAGGACGCCGAGCCGCTGTTCCAGCGGATCATGGAGACCGTCGGCCTGAACATGATGGCCGTGGTCGCCGATGCGCCCATGCCGCGCATGTCGATCGCCGGGTTCAAGGTCAACGGCATCAGCAACGACGACATCTGGGACGCCTGGCAGCGCAACAACTTCGACCGCGGCTCCAAGCTGGTGCGGGTCGAGAAGCACGCGCTGTCCGAGGGCTACGTGATGGTGGACCCAAACAAGGGCGAGCCGATCATGACGCCGGAGCACCCCGAGCAGTGCATCGTGGAGTACGCGCCGGGCAGCACCCGTCAGCGGATTGCGGCGCTCAAGGTGTGGCAGGACGACACGACTGAGGCCGGGCCCACGGTGTTCGCGTTCCTCCACCTGGGCGCGCAGGTCTACACCTACGCCGCCCCGACGCGCATCTACGCGACCACCACGGACCGGCAACTGGCCCTGCGCCCGAGTTGGGAGTTGCAGGAGAAGGGCACCGGCCCGAACTCGCTGGGCGAGGTGTCGATCGTCCCGTTCCCGAACCGGGCTCGGATGCTCGACGCCCCCCTGCCGGAGTTCTACCGGGCGATCCCGGCTCAGCGCCGGATCAACCTGTCGCTGCTGCACCGGATGGCGATGCAAGACCAGGGCGCGATCAAGGCGATGTGGGCCACCGGTATCAAGATCCCCCGCGACCCGGCGACCGGTCAGCCGGTGGAGAACTTCATCAAGGCCATCAACCGCATGTTCATCAACGAGAACCCGGACGGGAAGTTCGGGCAGCTCGAGGCCGAGGACATCAAGCAGATCCTTGAGGCCGTCCGCGACGACGTGCTCGACTGCGCCCTGCTGGTGCCTACGTCGGCGGACTCGATCATGGGCAAGCTGGTGAACGTCGCGGCTGACGGCCTCAAGTTGGCGCAGTCGTCCGAGGTGAGCCGTACTCGTGACCGGATGGCCGAGGAAGACGACTCGTGGGAGGACGTCAACCGTCTCGTGCTCAAGGCGGCCGGGAAGTCGGTCCCGAACGCGGGCCGGATGACGACCGAGTGGCGCAACCCGGAGTTCGTCACCGACACCGAGCAGGCGAACGCCGCGACCGTCGCACAGACGGCCGGGATGCCCGCCGAGGTGTCGTGGGAGCGGTACTTCAACGCCTCGCCCGACGACGTGAAGGACTGGGCCGAGAAGAATCGCCGCGCGCAGATGGACATGTTCTCGACGCTGGACCCCGCGACGCAGGCAGCGATCAAGGGCGTGACGGGTGTCAACGCCGACACTGGCGCAGGCGCGTAGCCACTACAACCGCCAGCGGCAGATCGTCGCGGCTGGCGTGCTGGCGGTCCGATCGCTGTTCAAGCGTCGTCGGCCGCTGGTCGAGGTGGTCAACACGGTCGCGGCCTACCAGTACGCCTCTGCGACGGCTTCGGCGGCGCAGGTGGCTCGGTGGGCTGGCGCAGATGGGCAGTTGACGATCCCCGAGGTGTTCGCGGGCGTCTCGTCCTACGGCTTCCCGATCAGTGAGCCGATCGTGGCGACCATCGACCAGTACGTTCCCGCCCCCGTGGAGCCGCTGCCTGACGCCTGGTGGGACGACGCAGCCGACTTCATGGCCTCAGTGGAACGCCTGATCGCCTCGGAGATAGCGGACGCCGGTCGCACGGCCTCACAGACCGAGATCGTGTCGCGCCCGGCCTGGCAGAACTACGTGCGGATGCTGAACCCGCCGTCGTGTGCCCGGTGCGCGATCCTGGCGGGCCGCATCTACCGCGACCTGGAGGCGTTCCAGCGCCACCCCGGCTGCGACTGCGTGCTGATCCCGGTCCAGAACTGGGAGAAGGCGCACGACGAAGGCTATGCGTCGTCGTTCCGTGACGCCTTCGACAAGGGCCAGGTGCGCGGGCTGTCCAAGGCTGACGCGCAGGCGATCCGCGATGGCGCAGACCCGGCCCGGATCGTGAACGCTCGCCGCGGCACGGGAGTCCCGGGCGTGACGAGCGCTTACACGACGGAACTGTTCGGCCACCGCGTGAAGGCGACGCGCGACGCGGCGACCAAGCGCTCGGCATGGCGCAAGGCGAACCCGACGCTGCTCGTGAGGCTGCGCCCGGAGTCGATCTATGCCTACGCCGACAGCCGCGAGGACGCGATCCGCCTACTCCGGCTGTACGGCTGGATCATCTGACTCCCCCGCGAGATGCGGCGGGTCCTAGGCCGCTCCGAGAGGGAGCGACCGCAACACCACAGGAGAACCCGAGATGGGCGACCCCAGGAAGTTCCACCCGCTGACCGGCGCCCCGATCGTGCCGATCGGCTACCGCGAGGACGGCCGGGCGATCTGGCCGATCATGGGCGCGTCGGACGATCCGCCGCCCACCGATCCCCCGGCGACCGATCCGCCCGCACCACCGCCCGCCGAGCCTGCCAAGACGCCGCCGTGGGGCGACCCGGAGAACTTCAACGCCGAGAAGGCGTGGGAGCTGATCCAGAACCTCCGCAACGA